CAGATAATTCCTTTGTCAGCACCTGTTCCAATACATTCATCTCATCAGAACTGATATGATTTTTCATCACCAATAAAATACGATCTCGCAACTTCGTTTTTGCTGTCTGTCCGCTCAAAATAATATCCCCCTTCCAAAATCACTTTTTTCGAATGTATGTTCGTTTGAAAAGTTTTTTATATGCCGGGTGTTACCCCGGCAAAAAAAACTTATGATGCTCTATTTTATGTTTATTTATATATTTCCATGTATAAGATTCTAAATCATCATCAATATGAAACGGAGTTACATTTTTATATCCTGTTTGAATTAATTCTAATACTCTTTTTTTCCAATTTCCATTCCATTCGTCAATCCAAGGTTCACTATCCGTAAATCCATTTTCATTTTGATCCAAATATGCAATAGCAATCATTATGTCACCTCATTTCAAAATACGGAAAGAATGTTAAATTTCAGTTTACTTAACTTTTTCGACTATTTTTTCAATAAGATATTTCACGATTTCTGCCTGTGTATGTTTTTCTTCCGAATAACGCCTTATATCATCCGTAAGAAATGAGGGTTCCACGCTATTCATATACGTTTCAATCATGGCAAGTCTTTCATCTTTATTAAAACAGCAAAACTCTACCTGTTGTCGAAATCTCCGAAGCAAAGCCTTATCCAGTCTGTCGCATCTATTTGTGGCAGCAATAACGATCTGACCATCTACCAATCCATCCAAAGCCTGCATTAACGCTATCGTGGTCCTGCCGAGTTCTCCATCTGCACCAGTATCATTTCCACGTTCCAGTCCAATGCAATCCACTTCATCCAGCATCAGTACACATTTCTGACCTTTGCAGTAATCAAATATACGGCTCAGATTCTTCGCAGTCTGCCCCAAGTGGGAATCAATCAGATACGAAAAATTCAGATATACATACGGCAGCCCAAGTTTGAATGCAACATACCGGGCAAATTCTGTCTTGCCTGTTCCTGGGTCCCCGTAAATAAGAGTGCTGTTCGTATAGGGGATGCCGTATTCCAGCATCTTTGTGGTTGTTCTTACGCCCGCTTCAATCTTGTCAAAGAGTTCTGCCTGCTGATGTCCAAGATAGTATCTGTCCTCTTTAAAATCCGACACATCCTCCATACAAATCAGTCCTTTAAGATTCATAGGGACTTCAAACAGATTCACACTTCCATTTTCCAACAGCTTTTTATAATAATTCGTCCTTGAAGCATTCTTTTTTGTATTATCATTGATGCAGCAGCGTATTGCTTCATTCTTTGCGTCCTGTATTCTGTTTTCGGCTAATGCCTTGATACAGGAAAGCATCTGTTCATCCATACCCATTATTAACATTACCTCCTTTACTGAATATCTTAAAATTCATTGCATTTTCCTTAAATTTCAGTTTTACTGTTTATCAAGCTGTTCTTTTGCAAGCTTAAAAGCAAGCATATAAAGATCTAAGATTCCTGTTTCTTGTTTTCCTATATCACCGGCAAATTCAAACGCATCGCATTCTAAGTCATCGAGTTCTTCATATCCTTTACTGCCAATTCCTCTGTCTGGATCAAAATCATACAAAATATCATCTATGATATTGCTTAACCTTTCCTTATCATCGTCTTCATAAGAATATTTATCAGAGAACAACAACCAGTCATGCTTTTCTGCCATTTCCAGTAATTCTTCCCTTGCTTGATCTTCATCA